ATAGTTCTCAACGATTCTGATGGCCTCCATTGCATTTCTGTTGGGGATTTCGAACGAGATCGGGTATTTGTCCGATTTGGAAGAATTGATCAAGGAAATGCCCTTTTGGAACTCCGGGTCCAATATTGTAAAAATGACTGCGAGTTTGTAGGCATGGATGAATCCACGGGATATTACCGCCCTGTAAGATTCGTCTTCTTTATCCAGTTTTTCCAGAGTCCTCGACAGTCTCCATTCCTCTATGACATCGGATACTCCGAATACTATACTGTCGTTCTTGAGGGGGTGCAACATTTCCTTCAGGCGTTTTACCCTTGAGATCACCGAGTGGAGCTGTCCCTTCTCTTCCTCTGTTATCTTGTGATTTTTGCGGGGGTGACCACCCTCACCTATGAACCACATGAGTCGCGGGTAGAACCCACTCGAAAACATCCTGGCTGTAGATAGCTGTTCGAGATCCCGGTTGGTGGTGTTGAACAATATGGACATGAATGGCTCGTGGCATTTCCATATCCGTTCATTCCCATCTTTAGTACGGGATAGCGATCTCTCTACAGGACGACTATCGTAGATGGTGCATAAGGTTCCAAGCACGCCAGCATTCCACCCGGCTGCGTTTTCCAGGAATGGAGAGCAGTCATCCCAGTACCACATCCGGTTGTAAACATCTGATAGATCCTGTACAAGCGTAGGAGAGCTTGTCTCCCCGCGCTGCAGGCGCACCGAATTGAATGTTGCGAGTTCTTCTTCGTGCAATACAGAAGGAGATAAAGAATCCACCGCCATGTCACAGGCAACCGACTTCCCACTGATAGTTGTGTGCCCAACTACCATCGCAAATATGTTGGGATATATCTTTGTCATACCCACCTGGATTGCAACCCTTCTTCCTATTGCCATAGAGATTACGGAAAGAGCAGCAGCGAAGTGAAACTCCGGGAGCGAGTATGTTACCTGCTTCCCGAACTCTATGTAATCCCGAAGCAGCCCGTCCTGTATATCCGGGAAGTCCGGAAGCCTTCCTCGGTTTTCTGCCTCGCGGATCGCCCGCTCGATTTCATCGTCTTCTCCTTCGAGTTCTGGAGGGTTAAGGAGGTCATCGAGATTTACTTGGGGCAGAGTGTCGTATGAAAAATATTCGTCGTCGAGTGCGGTTAGTTCCTTACTATATCCGTGGTCGCGGAGCCAGTCTTTCACCGAAAGAAAATCCGCTTGCGACAACCGGTTGCAATCATGCTCCGCCACATTACAATGGGCATATGCAATCCACGCTACGGGATCCCCTCCAACATCTTCGCGATAGCAATGCCACACATTCTTCTGGGGATTGATTGAGAAGTTCATCCCGGTAGTGCTTCCGTGAATCGGGTGTCCCCCCTGGATATCCCCGTTGGCTCTGCGTGAGGGTTTGGTGGGCATTGCGAAGTCTTCTATCCGAAGTCCAAGTTTATCCGACAACGACCCGGTTGAAGAGTGGGTAGTTCTTGGTATTGTTTTCTTAAAGTGGATCGGGTAGATGTCAATCAACGACGATTTGATTTCCGACCACGACACCCCAATAATCGGGGCGTCTCTATTTGCGTATTCATATTTTTTTCCGGTGTCCGGGTGAATGCTCCCGGCCCCCACCGTGTAGAATTGCGAACCGCTTCCCCGTATGTCCCCAAGTGGTGCTGCTGTTTCCGGATCGTTGATAACAAATTTTTCGCAGGGAGAATCGGGGCAATACAGGAATACGTGTCGCCCGGGCTCGTTGCTGCGGCCGGTGATTATTGTGAGAGACTCTTTCCATTTCATCGGGAGATTGTCGTATAGTTTTTCGGTATCGCAGTCGATTACAACGAGACCGTTTTGCGGGATGAGTCCGTAGTTTGCTCCTGAAGAAACGTGAGCGATTATTTCAGAATCTTCGACGGAATAGTTTGCATCGAGATTCCAGCCCGTCTCCATTGCCGCCTTCGTGTGTCCCTTTAGTTTTATGAGGCGGCACCTGTTTTGGAGCGCGGGTGCAATGATCGATCCTATGAGTGTCTCCATAGCAATCACGCCGTCGCTTCCAGATAGTCAGACAACTTTCTTACTGTTTCGTATTCAATGCGGCCATATTTCCCGTTGGCTATTCCCCACACCGTAGGATAGGAAAGCCCGGTTGCTACTGCCACTTTCGTCAGAGTACGGTATTTTAGTTTCGATGCTATTTCTTCAACCGTGAGCATAACAATGTGTTTGCTTGTGCTCCATTATAAACGTTGTCTAATCGAATTGTAAAGCGGAGAACATAAATAGATGTGCCACCAATATAGGTTCAAGGCAAAGCGGAAACGCCGAACCTACCAATCGAACTATCGAACAAACAAAAGGTGAAAGAGTTGGCTATCGATCTCAAAAGCATTTCAAAGAATGTTGCCAAGCCACCGCGCATCGCAATCTATGGTCCACCTGGGATAGGAAAGACCACGTTTGCTGCAGGTGCCCCGAACTCCATCTTCATACTGACCGAGGACGGACTCGGGGATCTTGAGGCATCACATTTCCCGCCATGCTCAACATTTGAGGAAGTTCTCGAATGTCTGGCTACGCTTGGAAAAGAAGACCACGAGTACAAGACGGTTGTTATTGACAGCCTCGATGCGCTCGAACCTATGGTCTGGGCTGCAACGTGCAAGCGACTCGGGGTACCTTCCATTGAAACCCCTGGCTATGGGAAAGGTTACATCGAAGCTCAGAACGAGTGGAAGACACTGTTCTCGTACATCACTGCATTGCGTGATGAGAAGGGGCTTACCGCGATTCTGATCGCCCACGGAACATACATCCATGTTGAAGACCCGGAGCACCCAGCCTACGACACGAACACGCTTAAACTCAATAAGCGCGCAGCGGCGATGACGACCGAGTACTGCGATGTTGTGGGCTTCGCATCTCTCAAGATGTTCACAAAGCTCGATGAAACCGGGAAGAAGGACGAGAAGCGCGCAAGGGCGATCTCCACTCCGGATCGCATACTCCGCCTGTCTGCATCCCCGTCATTCACCGGGAAGAACCGCTATCACATGCCAGAGGTTTGCCCGCTCGCATGGGATGAATTTGCAAAGTATCTCCCGAAAGGAGGGAACTGAAATGGTTGAACTGACAAACTACAATCAAGATGAATTCGAGCCACTCGGCTCGTTTGAGCCAATGCCCGTAGGAGACTACGTGGTAGTAATTGAATCCAGTGAAAAGAAGAAGGCGACCACCGGAGACAACAACTATTATCTCCAGTTCGTGTACAACGTTATCGACGGTGACTTCAAAGGCCGCAAGGTCTTCGACCGCCTGAATGTCGAGAACGAATCCGACCAGGCACAGACCATTGCAAAGAGGGCGCTGACATCCATCTGTATTGCAGTCGGAGCGCACCACCCGCGGAACACCGAAGAACTCCACGACAAGCCGTTCATGGTAAACCTTGGTATTCGCCCGGCCAAAGGAGAGTATGGACCGTCGAACGTTGTCAAGGGATACAAGATGGCAAACGGAGACAAGATCGGCGCGACACCTTCTTCCGTCCCATCCCAATCCGCACCCGCCGAAAAAGAAGCACCGGCTGCTGCCACAGGGAAAAAGGAAATGCCCTGGAACAAAAAGAAGAAATAATTTTTTTCCGCCGATACGGTGTGGCTGCTATCTGAATGCGCGAGTGGTGTTGCCACCATTCCCTGCAGAGCGCAACGATAGGGGAGATACCTACCACACTGCGGCAAAGGAGAAAAGTATGCCAGAACTTCCAGACATGACATTACCGACGATAACAAAAATCTTCAAGTTATACGAAGACAAAGCAGGAGACTGGAGGAGACCCCACCTCGGAGCATCACTCATTGGAGGGGAATGCGAACGATCACTGTTCTATACGTTCAGGTGGGCATCGCCGCCAAACTTTGAAGGCAGGATGCTTCGTCTGTTTGAATCCGGAAACCAGCAGGAACCGCGCATCGTTAAGAACCTCCGCGACATTGGGGTAGAAGTTTATGATCTCGATCCTGAAACCGGGAAACAAATCCACTACGAAATGTTTGGTGGGCATTATGCCGGGTCGTGCGACGGAATAGCACAGGGGTTCGAGGAATCAAAAGCGTGGCATGTTCTGGAGTTTAAGACGGCCAATGTAAAATCGTTTAATGCTCTCGTTAAATCTGGGGTGCAGATATCCAAGTTCACCCACTACTGCCAGTGCCAGCAATACATGAAGTGGGCCGGGCTTGAGAGAGCGTTCTACTTCTGCGTATGCAAGGACACCGACGACATATATGGAGAGCGGGTCAAGATAGACCGGGATCTCGTAAAGCGACTTGAGATGAAAGCCGAGCGTGTTGTCTTTGCCACGGTCCCGCCATTTAAGATTACCGACAGCTCTGAAGACTTCCGGTGCCGGTACTGCTCTCACAAGGACTTGTGCCATTTTAAACAGTTACCCGAAGTGAACTGTCGCACCTGCTCCTACGCAAACCCGGAACAAAATGGGACGTGGGTGTGCACCAAAGACGGGCACCTGCTCTGCCAAGAAGAACAGAAGTCTCCGCATCTTTGTCACATCTTCATACCAGACTTTGTTCCTCTGGAGCAGACGGATACCGACCCGGAAAAAGGGACGGTTAGTTACGGGCAGATTGTAAATGGTCCTGGCGCAGTACTGTCAACGGAGTTGCAAGAGGTTCTGGATAAGATGCATAGCGGGGAAATTGAGATATGAGCCTCGTGCTGCGAGACTACCAAGAGGATGCGCTCTCGAGCCTGCTTGAATACTGGGCAAGCGAAAAAGGAAATGCCCCGATCATTGCGGCTCCGACCGGTAGCGGAAAGAGTCTTATCATTGGCGAATTCTGCCGGCGTGTATGTACCGAAACCCCCAACGTCAAGATAATGGTGCTGGCGCACGTCAGAGAACTTCTTACACAGAACGAGAAGGAACTGAAAGCAATCTGGCCTGAAGCGAACACCGGGATCTATTCCGCCGGCCTTGGTAAGAAGCAGATCTCAGCTCAGATTACCTTTGCCGGAATCCAGTCGGTATATTCCCATGTGTTTGAATTCGGCAAAGTGGATATTGTTATTGTAGATGAATGCCATCTTATTCCGAGAAGTTCTGACACCAGGTATGGAAAATTCTTTCAGGATATGAAGATGGCAAATCCGGATGTTGCTATATTCGGATTGTCTGCCTCTCCTTATAGGTTGGATTCCGGAATGCTCCACGAAGGGGAAGGGGCGCTGTTCGATGGTATCGCGTACTCTGTTGATATTAAGAAGCTGATAAAAGACGGGTACCTTGTCAACGTGATATCAAAGGGTGGGATAAGCAAGATTGATTTGACCGGAGTAAAAATTCAGGCCGGCGATTATGCACCCGGAGAGCTGGCGCATGCGGCGGATTCTCCGGAACTAATAAAGTCGGCAGTGAACGAAATCGTCGAGTGCGGATCTGATCGTAAAGCGTGGCTGCTGTTCTGCAGTGGCGTTGAACACGCAGAGCACGTAGCCATTGCGGTGAGACAGCACGGTGTCGATTGTGAAGTCATAACTGGAGACACCCCAAAAGAAAAGCGCGACGAAGTTATATCAAAATTCAAGAACGGGAAACTACGGTCGATTGCAAACGTGGGAGTAATGACAACCGGTATCAACATACCGCGTTGCGATCTGGTCGCCCTCCTCACTTCGACACGGTCCACGGGAAAGTACATACAAATGGTTGGTCGTACCATGCGTCCGTTCCCAGGAAAGGAGAATGCACTGTTGTTGGACTTCGGAGGCAATGTCCTCGAACACGGACCTATCGATGCCGTCGATCCAGTGAAACGGAAAACGATGCTGGGAAACCCTGTCAAAGCTGCTCCGCTCAAGGAGTGCCCCCAGTGCCATGCCATCATTCACGCAAGGACAATAAAGTGCGATCTGTGCGGATATGACTTCCCGGTGGTGGCGCCCCACGGAACAACGGCGTATGACGGAGCGGTGATGTCGGGGCAGGTGAAAGCAGAAACGGTACCGATAGCCGGGGTGTGGTACTCGCGCCACAAGAAGCCCGGGAAGCCGGACTCTGTCAAGGTTACGTTCTTCACCAAGATCGATAAAGAATATTATACCTATCTGGGTCTTGATCACGGGGGATACTTTGCAGAG